TCAGATGGCTGGTACCCATTTCCAGAAGACCCCTTCCTTTCGCTCGGGATAATATTTGAATTCGCACTCGAACCGCCGGCCGTATGCGGCTGCCTCGGTCAAAGCCTTTTCCGAGGGCGGGTTCATTCCCGTTCCCGGGGCGAACCAGTCCTCCAGGAGATCGTCGGGGACATAGGCCCCGATTCTCAGGGGAAGACTGGTCAATGCGGAATCCATCTCTTTCGGCGCCGGCATGCGATCCTCCTGACCGACCCGGAGCGGGATGAGGAAAAGTGTGTGCGGTTTTCCGCCCGCATCCCGCTCCAACTTCGTGCAATCGATCACGGTCATGTTTTTAGGTCAACCAGACCTAAAACATCGTGATCCAGAGCATTTCCGCTCCGGCAATACTCTAACCTTTCGTTGCCGCAATTCCGGACGGAAAACCGCTGCGCACTTTCCTGGAATTGCTCACCCTTCTGCCGCAACTCCGGACGGAAAACCGCTGCGCACTTTTCCTGGAATTGCTCACCCTTCTGCCGCAACTCCGGACGGAAAACCGCTGCGCACTTTTCCTGGAATTGCTCTAACAAGGCCGGCCCCGGGAAGTTCCGTCGCCCGCCTCGTCCATACAGATAGTCTTGCCCGAGCGCTGCCGTTTGTAGCAGCATGCCAAATGGCGCCGTGCGTCCGGAAACGCGCGGCGCCCTATGATGGCGAACGTTCGGCTATACTACTGCATGTGTCCTTTAATCGTATCCGATTAAAGGACAAAAACATGCAGCAGATCAAAGTGCCACAGCGACCTTTGCGCGTCTGATAAGACGCTCGGCGCTGTAGCAGACGAGGCTCAACCTATGCGAGGACATCCCGGCCGATTTGCAAAATAGACGGTCGTAAGCCGGCCGCGCCGGCCGACACCGTCGACCGCGACCTCGCGCCGCGTGACCGACCGGATATCCGGGTCGCGGATTCCAAGCCGATAGGCGCGACGGATGGCCTGACGCTCGCTGCAGCCGCGAGACGGACGATAATCGTAATCGTCATCGTCATATCTGCGATCACGCAGCTGCGGACCGTCCGGACCGATATACAGGTCGAATGACTGGGCTGACGAAGCAGAAGGTACAGCAGCCGCCGCGCCGCCCAAAATCAACCCGGCCGCGAAAAGCCTGCCGATGTTCATGACTTCTCCTCCATGCTCTCATTTGAGAGTTTGCTTAAACTCATATCTGAACGGCAGGGGAGCGGATTAGTTCCGCCCTTCCGCGTCTTTGAGCCGGGGAGGACGGACCAAGCGGCAGGACATCAGGGCGAGCGCTTCGGGAGAAATGAACCACGCCTCACCAGGCGCGCTCGCCAGTTCCGGAAGCCGTCGAGGGACGGCTCGACGTTGATGACTACTGTTGAGCGCCGCCCGGCGACGTTCCCTCGCCGCCTGAAGGCGCCTGCGTTTCCTGTCCGCCTGAAGGTGCCTGCGGCGCTTCAACGTTCGGCACGTTCACGTCGACGTCGGTATTTCCACCACCGCCGCTGCCGTCGAAGAGATCGCCGCCAAACAGGAACAAGGCTCCGACAACTAGCAGAATCACGATTACCGCAACGGCCCACCCACCGCCGCTGCCCCCTGTGTTGACTACTGTTGGTCCTCTGTCAGCCATTGGAGTTCTCCTTTAGGTTCTTTCCTCCAGGGAAAACCACTACAGCAGAATTAAGTTCCAGATCGAGAAATAAGGGTAGACAACGCCGATGACAGTTCTCGTCATAAAGTTTGGAGAATGGATCCGGCGCAGGAGCGACCGACGGCCAAAACCGTCTTGATCAAGTAACCAGCAGAAATCTACTCTAATGATCTTTCGAGTATGACCTTTGACAGTAACTCATTTAACGACGTTAGAATTCAGTGCACAAGACTCGGCGCTTCCACTGGCCTCTGGTGGCGGCTCGTGGTCAAAACGGCGAATAAGGAAAGGAGTGGCGGCTTCAGAGCTTTCACGCAAGAGCGAGAGCGAGGCCCTATGAGTGATAGAGCGCGCTCGAAAAATAAGAAAGCTCATCGAGTGGACGGGAGGGCGGCACTCCCTCGCAGATCCGGCAAGCCGTTTTGGTGAACCTTGCTCGCGCCCAGCGACAATATGCAGGATCGCACCGGCCAATGTCTCAGGAATAAACCGTAACCAATGTGTCCAGAATGGACCGGGAAGGATTGGTAGCGGAGGAGGGATTCGAACCCCCGACACAAGGATTATGATTCCTTTTGCAAGCCTTGATTTTCAGGCCCTCTGGCTTCCATGTCGCGCCTGTGTCGCGTTCACCCCAGTAGCGCGTTCTCCGCAGCCGCCAGTTCGTCGGCATCGTCGCCACGCGGGAAAAGGTGACCGTAAGTGTCTGCGGTCATAGTGATTGAGGAATGCCCCATGCGCTCCTGCACGATTTTCAGTGGCAAGCCGAGCCCACCATCTGCCGGCCGGTTGATGAGCCACGAGGCATAGAAGTGCCGTAAGGAGTGCAGGCCGGTATACTTTGCCTTGAAGATCGGCTTCCCATCCTTGTCCTTTTCCTCAGTCCTGAGGGAAACCCCAGCTGCCAGCATTGCCGGTACCAGCCCGCGATTGACAATGTTCGCATGGCTTTCGACCTTGCCGGAGCCGTTGGCGAAAACGAGGTGCGAGGGCCTCGCATCCTCCCGGATCGGTTTGCCATCCTCGTTCGTGCCGATGACCGGCCGACTGTAGGCGAGTTTCCATTCCCTCAGAGCGTTGACGACGATTGGCGGGATCGGGATCGTCCGCTCGCCGGCCTCTGATTTCGGTGGACCTATTTCCCCGAACTCATCTGCCCGCTGATGAATACGGGTTTCACGCCGATCGAGATCCACATCCTGCCAGCGAAGCCCGCGGATCTCCGAGGAACGAAGTCCGGCGAAGATCGCCGTGAGCAGCAGCGGCCTCCAGCGACCGGACAGAGCCGCAACAAGCGCCTTCACCTCGTCGCGGCTTGGAATATCCTCTCCGACCTTCAACCTGCCCTTCTGGCGCTTCTCAGACCGCCGGTCCTTGCCCTTGCGGCTCCGGCGCATGTCGCGCACCGGATTACGTGTTGCGAGCTTCCGTTCAATGGCGTCGGCAAAGATCGATCCAAGGGAGCCGAGAGCCTTCTTCACCATGGCGGCAGATCGGCCTTCGGCGCGAAGCGTGTCCTGAAATGCGCGTGCGTCCACCTTCGACAACAGCGTGTCGCCGATAAACGGTTCGATGTGGAATTTCAGATGGCGTTTGCGCTGGTTGATCGTCGACCGCTCCAGCCCTTCCCCCTCACCCGTGGCGATCCAGAACTCGCCGGCCTTCTTGACTGTCACCATGTCGCGATCGGCGACGTGCGTCCCTTCCCTCACCTCGACATCGGCCTTGCTGGCGAAGGCGTCGGCTTCCTTCTTGAGCTTGAAGGTTTTTAGGCGACGCTTACCCTTGGTGTCGACGTAATCAACCACCCAGGCGGACTTCTCGACGCCTTTCGGGGTGGTCCATGTGCGCTTGCGGACTGACATGGCACTGCACCCTACTTTTTTCTCAAAAGATCATCGGCCTTGGCGATGGCACGTTCCACCTGCTTCATCTCTTCGCGAGCTTTTTCCAAGGTGGGCTCTTGCGACAGTCGGTCTTTTGTCTCTGTGGCCGCCGAATCCATCCGCTCGGCAAGGCTCACGAGATCGGGCGGAGGTGGCCCATCCAGATTAAGGATGATGTTTGCCAGCGACTTCACCATGCCAACGTATTGCATAAGTTGGCCTTTTGCAGTCGCTAAGATGTCTCGGTAACCGATAGCCACGTCGAACGTGTTGTCGTAGAGCTTTTCCATTCGATGGAAAGCATTGCGCTGACTTTCAAGTTCTTGTTTAAGGCGCGCGATTTCGTCTTCGGGCCCCTTCAACTTCTCCCTTAGCGCGCGAATCTCACTGTCCTGCTCATGCACGACTCTAAGGAATTCAGCGCGTTCCTCAGCAGCCCGGTCAAAAGACCAATCCAGCCGCTCGATGATCTCGGCGGTCATGCTTCGCTGCTTTTTCTCCGCAGCTTCTTCCACGCGCTTCTTCAAATCTTCCGGGATGCGAAGTCGGAAGTGCAGATCTTCTCTAGCCATGCCCCACCAATGACACACAAAGGCATTGACAGCAATGCCACACCCATGACACACAGTACATGCCACACGAATGACGCACGCGCTATTCGTTTCAGCAAATATCGTTAACGAGGTGTCAACATGGACAGCAAAGACGAAGGTCTTGATCTTATCTGGGGCGTGGAAGCGATCGGCAAGTTGATCGGCCGCAGCTATCAGCAGACCCATCACATGATCCGGAGCGGCAGCCTGCCAATGGTGAAGCGGGTGGGCGAACGATACGTCGCGAGCCGCAGCAAGCTTATCGCGTTTTTCGTTGAGGACGCAGCATGAACGCCCTCTCGATCGCGCCAGTCACAATGTCGAGCCGCGAGATCGCGGAGCTGACCGGAAAAGAGCACCGGAACGTCAAGCGCGACATCGAAAAGATGCTCGTCGACTTGGGCGAAGATGCGCTCAAATTTGAGCACATCTATCTCGACAGCATGAACCGCGAGCAGACGGAGTTCCGCCTGGACCGCGAACTGACGGAAACGCTCCTTCTTGGATACAGCGCTACGCTCCGTCGGAAAGTACTCGCTCGCCTGCGGGAACTGGAAGGGATCCTCGCAGATCCTGCTGCGGCGCTCAACGACCCAGCCACGCTCCGATCGATACTTCTGCAGAACGTCGAGAAGGTGATCGCTCTCGAAGCGCAAGTAAGCGAACTTCGCCCGGCCCACGAAGCGCTCCTGCGCATCTCCACGGCAGACGGCTCTCTTTGCATCACTGAGGCTGCAAAAGCGCTTCAAATGCGGCCGAAAGACCTCTTTCAATGGCTTCGGCAGAACGGCTGGATCTATCGGCGCCCGGGTGCCGCACATGATCTCGGCTATCAGTCCAAGACTACGGCCGGCCTCATCGAGCACAAGGTAACGACCGTGCTTCGTGCCGACGGCTCGGAGAAGGTAACCGAACAGGTTCGGATCACGGCCAAGGGCCTGACAAAGCTCGCCAGTCTTATCAAGCCAGCTCTCGGGAGCGTCGCATGATCATCTCTCGTAAAGCAAAAGGCCCGGCAGAGGCGGCAACCTCTCCGAGCCATGGTTCTACCAATCCCGAGAAGGATACGGAAATGAACGAGGTACACGCTATCACATCGGCTAGCGCTGATCCAGCCCATCGCGATCTCATGTCCTGCGAAGTCGATATGGCGAAATTGCGCAGCATGAGCATGAAGCAACTGCACGATTTCCGAAATGTGTTGCACACGATCGGTGAAGTCACCGCAGCGTTTTCTTGCCAGTCGCGCTTCTCGAATGAGCGAAGCAACACGTACAACGCCGCCGGCAATGCAGTTGAGGACTTATGCCAGTTCTTGGGCATGTACGAGCAAGCCCTCGTCAACGTCGCGCGGGAAGCGACACCTTCGCCTTCGAGTGAGGTGGAATGGCGTGCCTGGACGATCTTGAGCTACGAGGCCGACTGTGCCGACGAGCTTATTCCGTTCGCGGTCCACGCATCCGAGGCTGTGAGGGACGAGGCTGAGGCCAAGAATATGGAGCGCTACGCGGCAATCGGAGGTGCGAAATGAACGACCTTTTCGCGCCCGCACTCCCAGCAGAACGCGTCCTGTCCGACCGTTCCGGGTCCATGCCGTTAAGGGCGACGGGATGTTTCCCCTCCTCCGGGGCGATAGGGATTACGTTCTCGTCGCGCCGATCGACACCTATCGTGGCGAGGGGATTTACCTCCTCGGCAACGGCGTCGGCGAGGATCTCTATCGGGTCTCATCTGCCTTGGACGGCAAGAGGGGCCTCAGGCTCTCGCGCGAGAATGAACGGTACCAGGAACACGTCGTCTCGATCGAGCAGTTTGAGTCCGGTGTTCTCGCGATCGTCGTCGCCGACATTAAGGTGCGCGACGAGCGGTTCTTGAGGGAGGTTGCGTGATGGCAGGTCTCGCGTATGCCGTTGAAGGCAAGACCAAGCGCCGGGGGGAAGAAATGTCCCCCGGCACTACGGCTCTTTACGAAGCCGATCTGAAGGCTGCAGCGGGCTTATCGCTCGCCTTCCGATTTGGAGGAATTGCGTTGATCGTTCGCCCAATCCTCCCGCATCAGCCTGTAGGCTGTTTTTTGCTCTCGAAGAGCCTCGGCGTACTCGTGTGTGTAGAATGCGAGCGCGTATGCCGCGCCAGGGTCGTTCGCTTTCCCGCTGACAGTGCTGCGCGCCATGATTTGCATGGTCGGTATTTTTATGTCGTCATTTCGAAGGTAGTCGATGACCTTCTCTATCAGGCGAAGCGCGCAGTCCGCTTTGGCGTTGAGGACGCGCCACGCAATCTCGTCTCGTTCTTCTTTGGTCGGTTCTTCCATTCAGTTAGCTCCTTGGCGGCTGCGATTGATTCTGTTGGCAACTGCGATCTTCCACGGCTTACCAAGTGGCGTCCAGCGGGAGGTGCGGCATGACCTTCCCATCCTTCGAAACGCAGATGGCGGCGTGGCAACGGTACGCAGACGCCCGCAGGAAAGCCGACCAGACATTGTCCTTCGAAGACGGCAGGGATGCTGCTGACGCCTTCAAGGAGTTTCTGAACGTCTATCTCGACGACGACCGAAAGCTGCCGACCCGGAGCGGAGGCGGCAACGTCGCAATATTTCCAGTTCACAAGACGCGGCCACCCGCTCCTCTGCCACGCGGAGGCGCCTGATGGGCAAGGCCAAGGCGCGCCGCGTCGACTTCTATCCGGATGAGTACATCGCTGGCGTGGGTGGCGTACTACGCGCCGACGAGCAGGGTATCTATTGGATGGTCTGCGCCCTGATAATGTCCGAAGGCGGTGCCGTCGAGCAGAACGACAAACGCCTCGCTGCGCTGTGCCAAATCCGTCCCGCAGATGTCCGAAAGCTGATCGATTCATTGATCGAAAAGGGAAAAATCTTGCGTCAAAGTGACGGCAAACTGTTCCAGAACCGTGCTCAAAGTGAAGTCGAAAAGTCATTAAACCGCATTCAAACTGCATCCGAAAATGGCTCAAACGGTGGACGCCCATCTAAGAAAAGCCAATCTAATCAACGGAGCGAGAAAGCGGACGGTTTTTCAGACGAAAAACTAACCACCAACCATCAACCACCAACCATCAACCACCAACCTATCTTAGAAGAAGATAAATCTTCTTCATTCAGCGTTTCCATCGAAGACGAGTTCGAAAACTCGTTCTGGCCGAGGTATCCGAAAAAAGCCTCAAAGGGTGCAGCGCTGAAAGCCTTCAAGGCTGTCCGCAAGAAGCACGACCTTGCAGGCATCCTTGCAGGCGCCGATCGCTACGCCGGAGAGCGTAGAGGGCAAGATCCGAAGTATACCAAGCAGCCGGCATCGTGGCTGAACGGGCTGTGCTGGCTCGACGAGCCGGTATCGCCAACTGTCAGCGGTGGCGACTGGCGGAATGACCCGGTTTATGCGGGGGTCGAGTGATGGCGGACATCATCGAGCTCAAGCGGAAACTGAACGACCGGATCATGTCTGTCGTCGAATACCTGCTGCCGAATGGCCGGAAGGAAGCTCACGAGTGGCGAGCCGGCTCCACGGCTGGCGAAAAGGGCAAAAGCCTCGGCGTCCACCTGAGCGGGCAGAAGGCCGGGGTATGGTCGGATTTCAGCACCGGCGAGGGTGGCGACCTGATCGATCTTTGGGCTAAATGCCGAGGCCAGACCATAGCAGAGGCGATCGACGATATCGCTAATTGGTTGGGCGTTTCGCGCCCGGTACCGACCCGCGATCCGAAGCCATCGTATGTTCGGCCAGAACGCCCGAAGTGCAACCAGCCCAAGGCGAAAGTCCGGGAGTATCTTGCCGGCCGCTGCATCCCCGATGACGTGCTGGAGAAATACAAAATCGGCGAGCGTGGCGACGAGATCATATTCCCGTTCCTGATGCCAGATGGCGTGCTGGCGATGGCTAAGAGCCGCAAGGCAGAGGACGGCGCGAAGCCAGTTCCCACAGCCAAAGACTGCGAGCCGATCCTATTCGGGTGGCAGGCGATCGACCCAAACGCCAGGACGTTGATCATCACCGAGGGTGAAATCGATGCGATGTCATGGGCCTGCTTCGGCTTCCCGGCTGTTTCCGTGCCGTTCGGAGGCGGCAAGGGCGGCAAGCAGAAGTGGATCGAGAACGAATTCGAGCGGCTGGAACGATTCGAGAAGATTTACCTGTCGACTGACATGGACGGCCCGGGAGATGAGGCAGCGGAGGAGATAGCAAGCCGCCTGGGCAGGCATCGTTGCATGCGGGTGCACCTGCCCATGAAGGACGCGAACAAGTGCCTGACTGACGGCGTGAGTGCGGCCGATATGGAGCGCTGCTTGATCGACGCCAGCAGCCTTGATCCAGCAGGCCTCCGGCGTCCAAGCGATCTCCTCGATCGGGTGATCTATCTTTTCTGGCCTGGCGAAGGCGATCACATCGGCTACGGCGTTCCATACGACAAGGTTTCCGGAAAGCTGTTGTTCAGGCCGGGGGAGCTGTCGCTCTGGAGCGGCGCCAGCGGCCACGGCAAGAGCCAGATCCTGTCCGACTGTATCGCTCATTGGGTGATGCAGGGCAGTCGCGTGTGTGTCGCTTCGCTGGAAATGAAGGGCGAGCAGACCCTTAAGCGGCTGGCGAAGCAGACCGGAGGCGTAGACCGTCCGACCGCTTCGTTCATCACTAAAATCCTGACCTGGTTGGACAATGGATTGCTGATTTACGACCACGTCGGCAAATCGGGCATACCGGCCTTGATCGAGGTATTCGACTATGCCCGCGCCAAGTACGGATGCGATCAGTTCATCATCGATAGCCTGATGCGCGTCGGCATCGCGCAGGACGATTACAACGGCCAGGAGAAGGCCGTCTTCCAGCTCGTCGACTGGACGATCGAGAACAACGTCCACGTCCACCTGGTCGCTCACTCCCGTAAGGGCGACAAAGACCGCGGCGGTGCTCCCGAAACAGAGGACATCAAGGGCGCCATGGAGATCGGCGCCAACGCGTTCAACATCCTGACGGTCTGGCGGAACAAGGATCTCGAAGGGAAGATCAAGGCCGCGAAAACCGACGAGGAGCGCGCAACGCTCGAGGAAAAGCCGAGCGTCATCCTGAACGTCGCCAAGCAGCGGAACGGCGACTTCGAAGGAAAGGTCGGTCTTTGGTTCGACCAGGCGACATATCGCTATCACACATCCAACCACCGCATTCATTGGGACAGGCAATACCTCCCGCGTGGCGCGGATCAATCACCCGAAATGGAGGACATCCTGTGAGGCCGTTGAGAGACAGAGATTTCGAATTCACCGACGTCGACAAGTTCGGACGCGGTGTGCGGCACGGCTTCATCATCGCCGTGTCGAACGGCAAGGGTGGCAAGAAGGCATGGGGCGATGAAATCTTCCAGACTTGGGAGGCTGCCCGCTCGACTGCATTGCAGTGTGTGCCGGGCCCGTTCGACATCGCCCCAGCACGGGAGGTCATCCACTTCGGCAAGAACCCGTCGTCGCATGCCTATCACCGATCTATCCTGTTCGGTGACAAGGACGATGCTAACCACCGATGGTATGCGGTTCGCGTTTCACCTGGCTATCAGCGCATGGCCAAGGCGATCGACGGCCTGGCGGAGCTCCGCCGCGGCGAGAGCATCATCGAGCGTAACTTGCGCGAAGCGAACATCGATGTGTTCATGCCGGCCTTCTGGAAGGAATTGCGGAAGCACCGTAGCCGTAAGCTCGTCGAGCGCCGCCTCCCGCTGCTGGTGGGATACGCCTTCATTCGCCGCGACCCCGGTACCGGCTTCGATCCTGTTCGAGAGGTCGACGGCGTCAGCAGCATAGTCTCCGTCGGACGCGATGGCGGTCCGATCCCATTTTCGGAAGCGGACATCCAGACCCTCATGATCGCAGCCTTCGACAGGAACCAGGCGTACAAGTTCCAACGTGCGACAGCGCTGGAGACTGCTCGCCATACGCGGCGACGGCAGCTGAACACGGAACTGGGGCGCCTCCTGCCTCGTGGACGCAGCCGGACCGTCTCACTGCGGTATCACGCCGAGGCCTGCATCAACAGCTTGGACGATCGTCTCAAGGAAAGGGTTCTGGGGATTATCCAGATGATCGATGGCTTGGAAAACGATGAGCATCTTGATGAATATCGCGAAGCAGTATAGTTGTTTCCCATCTCCTTTTGGGATGCCCGTTCGCGATCCACAGCCTTGCGCTCTGCTTCTGCCGGTCCCGCTCAGTTGGCACTGTCGCCGACGCATTGGAGAACTGCATCCAAAATTCTTCCGTCGGCGTAGAGCAGCCCGGTAGCTCGTCAGGCTCATAACCTGAAGGTCGCAGGTTCGAATCCTGTCGCCGCAACCAATCATCCCGTCACCACCCGGTGGCGGGTTTTCTTGTCGGCTACAGCGCGTGCCGCAAATCAAAAGCGTGAAGACGGTTTCCGACGTAACCTTGAGGGGCCGCGCTAGAATTCCTTCTTCACACGATGCCAGTTGAACTTGAGGACTTTTCGGTGCTGACGAACATAATGCATGTCGATCGCAACCCCCAAGCGTGCGAGGCGAGTGCAGAGGTCGACCTCCATCAATCGCTCCGCCTCCGCCGCATTGTCGAAGCTTTCCGGATTAACCATCAAGAACATTTCGATCGCTGTTCTGCGTGCTTCGAGTTGAAGCCGCCGCCGTCGAAAAGAGTTTGGTAGCTTGCCAGGGACCATTAGTCTTTCGATTTCCATCATTGTTTGATCGAGCTGAACCGCCAATTGCCGATATTGGTCAGCCCAGGTGAGGCGTGCCTCCGCGATCTTCTGACGCCCGGCCCGTTGAAGCTGAAAATAACTGAAGGCGGTCGCGCCCACTGCTGTCAAAAGAACTAGAAGGATGCTGATTAAGCCCCATAGGCCGTCGTAATCCTTTGTTGCTGCGACCGTCGTACCCAGAACTTCCATAGCAACACCTCCTCAGCTTGAGTCAAAATAGCACGGATAGATTTATGGTTGGTAATCCCAGGCAAGCCGCAAAGGCGGCGACAGCAGAGCTCGCCCAGCGTGGCTAAGCTCAAGACCATCAAGCCACTCGTTTCCTCCCTCAAGCCACTCGTTGGCACGATGCCCGGTGATGAGAAGTCAAGGGCACGGCAGGAGTGGCGAGGGGATCGACCATCTCGCCAATGGCTCAAGTCCGCATGGTGGCAGAGAACACGGCAGCGCATCCTCGTCAGGGATCAGTACACCTGCAAGCGGTGTGGTCTCCTCGTCGCCGGCAAGGGCGAGGCCCACGTCGACCACATCGAGCCTCACAACGAGGATAGGGCCAAGTTCTTCTGCACCGACGAGGGACTGCAAACCCTCTGCGTCATCTGCCACACGAAGCACAAGCAGGCCGAGGAGCGCCGAGCGCGGCTCCTCTGGTAGGCCCCATCAAGCCAAGGGGGGGGTGGTCGAGACCGGAAGGGCAATCTCCTTCTGGACACGCGCCCCCCGCATGGAGAGATTTTTTTCTCGTCTGGGAGTTTCCAGCCGGAAACCTGAGTGGAAACCATGGCCAAAGAGAACAAGCCCATTGACTGGGCCGGCATCGAAAAAGACTACCGCGCCGGCGTTTTGAGCGTCCGCGACATCGCCCGATGGTACAGCGTGTCTCACACCGCCATCAACAAGCGGGCCAAGGCCGACAAGTGGACCCGGGAAGCGCAGCCGAAGCATATCGATCGGCGCGAGCCGGTGGAGCGACTGACGAAGCCGGCGGAGGCTCCCGCTGATCTGTCGGAAAAGGGAAAGGCCCTCGCCGGCCGCATGATGGACGAACTCGACGCGGTGACCTCGCTGCATGGCGAGCTCGAGGACATGATCTGCGCCGAGGAAAGCGACTCGCGCCGGCGTCAGTCGCTGCTCCGGGCGATCTCGTTGGGAGAGCGCGCAAAGACGCTGAAGGATATCAGCGCCACACTGAAAACCCTGTCTGAAGCCGCGGCGCCGGTCGGCAAGAAGGCTGCCCGGAAAGATGCTGCGTCGGCGGCCAGCTCCGGTGGCGGAAAGTTTGCTCCGCGTCCCGGTCCTAAGCTGGTGGTTGACAACAAATGACGTTGCACTGGACGACGGCTTGCCCCGACTGGGAGAAGCGGATTGTCTCGCAGCGGTCGCTGATCCCGTTCCGGCCGCTTTTCCCAAGCGAGGCCGATTACGCCCTGAGCGTCTTCAAGGCGCTGAAGGTAACCGATCTGCCGGGGCAGCCGAGCTTCGGCGAGGTGAGCGACCAGTGGGTTTTCGATTTCGTGTCCGCAATCTTCGGCGCCTACGACGCCGAGACCGGCAAGCAGCTGATCACCGAGTTCTTTCTGCTGATCAGCAAGAAGAACACGAAGTCCACGATTGCCGCCGCCATCATGCTGACGGCGCTGATCATCAACTGGCGGCACAACGAGGAGCTGCTGATCCTCGCGCCGACGATCGAGGTTGCGCAGAACAGCTATAAGCCGGCTGCTGCAATGGTCAGAGCAGACCCGGAGCTTGATGCGAACGCCGACGAGGGCGGCCTGCTCGTCGTGCAGGACCACCTGCGTACGATCAAGCACCTCGGCACGGATGCCGCGCTCAAGGTCGTCGCGGCGGATACGGACACGGTGTCAGGCAAGAAGGCCGGCCGGATCCTGATCGACGAGCTGTGGGTGTTCGGCAAGCGACCGAACGCTGACGCGATGCTGCGGGAAGCCACAGGCGGTCTCGTGTCCAGGCCGGAAGGGTTCGTCATCACCCTGTCCACCCAGAGTGACGAGCCGCCGGCCGGCGTGTTCAAGGCGAAGCTCGACTATGCTCGTGCGGTGCGGGACGGGCAGATCGAGAACCGAAAATTCTTGCCGGTGATCTACGAGTTTCCGCCGGAAATGATCAAGTCGAAGGCCTACGAGGACTCGTCGAACTTCTACGTCACCAACCCCAATCTTGGACGGTCGGTCAGCCAGGAATGGCTCCAGGACGAGATGACAAAGGAACTCTCGGGCGATCGCACAACGCTCGCCACCTTCCTTGCCAAGCATCTGAATGTAGAGATCGGCATGAACCTCCGGTCCAACCGGTGGCCCGGCGCTGATCTCTGGGATGGTCGAGCTGATGAAAAGATCACCGTCGAGTATCTGATCGAGAACTGCGATGTGATCGTGCCAGGCCTCGACGGAGGCGGCCTCGATGATTTGTTCGGCCTGGTGCTGGTCGGCCGCCACAAGAAGACGAGGGATTGGCTCGTCTGGTGTCATGCCTGGTGCCATAGGGGAGTGCTGCAGCGGCGCAAGTCGATTGCAAGCAAGCTTCAGGACTTCTCGACAGCTGGCGAGCTGACGATCGTCGACGACAAGCTGGAAGATATTTCCGAGATCGTGTCGATCATTGCCCAGATCAAGGATGCAGACCTGCTTGCCTGTGTGGCCGTCGACCCGGCCGGTCTTGGTGAAATGGTCGAGGCCCTGGATGAGATCGGCGTCACCCAGGAAGAGGGAATGCTGGTCGGCGTGCCTCAGGGCTTCCAACTGATGAACGCGATCAAGACCGCCGAGCGGAAGCTGGCAAACGGCACGCTGCGCCATTCGAATACCGGCCTGATGCAATGGTGTGTCGGCAACCTGAAGATAGAGCCGACGGCAACGGCCATCAGAGCCACCAAGCAGAACGCAGGCGACGCTAAGGTGGACGTCGCCATGGCGCTTTTCAACGCGGTCACCGTGATGAGCCGGAACCCGGAACCGAAGCGGAAGCCGCAATATCAGATGCTGGTCGTCGGCAGATAGGAACCATCACATGAACAGGATGTATTCGGTCCTGACGGTCAAGGCCGTCGAGGAAGAGCAGCGCGTTATCCGCGGCATCGCCACCACACCCAACCCCGACCGGGTAGGAGACATCGTCGAACCCCTCGGCGTCCGGTTCAAGAACCCGATGCCACTCTTGCACCAGCATGATCACGACAAGCCCGTCGGCACCGTCACGTTCGATAAGCCGACCAAAGACGGCATCACGTTCGAAGCCAAGCTGCCGAAGATCGAAGAAGCGGGCCCGCTGCGCGATCGTATCGAAACCGCCTGGGGTGAACTCAAAGCCGGCCTCGTGCGCGCGGTCTCAATCGGTTTTCGCGCCCTCGAGTATTCGTGGATGGATGATGGCGGAATTCGCTTCATCTCCACGGAAGTCCTGGAACTCTCTCTCGTCTCCGTACCGGCCAATGCCGATGCGGTGATCTCCACCATCAAGTCGATAGACCGCCCTCTGCTCGCCGCGTCTGGCAAGGAGCCAAAGGCGGCTGATCGACCTGTCGCTCCCGGCGCTGCGGGAAAAACCAAGCACTCAGTCAATCTCAAGATCAAGGAAAACCCAGCTATGAAAACCATTGCTGAACAGATCGCGGCGCTGGAAGCCTCCCGTCAGGCAAAGGCCGCACGCATGGCCGAAGTCATGCAGAAGTCCATGGATGAAGGCCGCTCGACCGACCAGGCCGAGCAGGAGGAGTTCGACTCTCTCGAGCAGGAGCTCGACGCAATCGACGGTGACCTGAAGCGCCTCCGCGCTCTCGAAAAGGCTCAGGCCTTGACCGCCAGGCCGATCGTAGCCAACCAGATCAAGACCGCTGCCGCCGGTACCGCCGCCCGCACGGGGGCCCCGGTTGTCATCAAGGGTGAAAAGGACGAGGCCTTCGAGGGCCAGAACTACACCCGCATGGTGATCGCCAAGACCCTGGCACGCATCGACGACATGTCGGCCGTCGGCGTAGCCCACAAGCGTTGGGGCCGGAGCAATCCGCAGCTCGTCGAAACCATCAAGGCTGCTGTAGCGGGTGGCGGTACGGAGCCGGGCGAGTGGGGTGCAGAGCTCGTTCACATCGATCGCTACACGGGCGACTTCATCGAATACCTGTATAGCCGCACCGTGTTCGACAAGCTGCCGCTGCGCGAGGTGCCTGCAAACGTCAATATCGCCGGCCAGGACGGCGCTGCTACCGGCTACTGGGTTGGCCAGTCCAAGTCCATTCCCGTCAGCAAAGCTGACTTCATGGACGTGAACCTGACCCCGCTCAAGGTCGCCGCTTTGGCCGTGGTTTCGAAGGAGCTTCTCCGGGACTCCTCGCCATCGGCTGAAAAGCTCGTTCGCGATGCTCTGGTCGAGGCGTCGGCCCAGCGCGTCGACCAGACGTTCCTCGGAGCGGGTGCGGCGGTTGCGAACGTATCCCCGGCGGGCATCTTGAACGGCCTCACGGCCGGCACCAGCGCTGGCCCGGATATCGAAGGCGTCATTGCGGACGTGAAGGCGCTCTATGCAGGCTTCATCGCGGCGAACAATGCCGACGGCCTTCAGTTCGTCACCACGCAGTCGCTGTCGAAGGCGCTTGGGCTGATGCAGAACGTTATGGGCAACTTCGCATTCCCCGGCCTGTCGGCGAACGGCGGCGCGCTCCTCGGCGATACGCTGGTTGCCGGTGGCAACGTGGCTGCTGGCGACTTCATCCTGCTGAAGCCGTCGGACATCTACAAGATCGGCGATCGCGGCGTTGAGGTGTCTCTTTCCACCGAGGCGGCCATCCAGATGGATGACGCTCCGAACGGTGCCAGCGACACGCCGACGGCGAACACCAGCGTCGTGTCGATGTTCCAGACGGACTCGGTCGCAATCAAGGTCGTGCGCCCGCTGAACTTCGCCAAGCGGCGTGCATCTGCGGTCGCGTACATCGGCGATGCCGATTACGGCACACCAGTGGTCACTCCCTAATCGAGACGGAGGCGGGGTTTTCTAACTCCGCCTCCTCATTCCTGTGGAGATGAATGATGAAGCTGATTGCTTGCCGCCATCTGACTTATGGAACGCGCCGCCTTCTTCCCGGCGAGGTGTTCGAAGCTTCGGACCGCAATGCCCGCGTACTGATCGCGGTCAATAAGGCGAAGACTGCGCAGCCGGATGCCGGTGCTCACGATCTTCCGGCTCTCCGCAAGGAATACCAGAAAATCTCTGGCAAGCGGGCTTTCAACGGCTGGGATGCAGAAACACTCCGATCGAAGATCGCAGAGGCAAAGGACGCGAACTGATGCGCCTTTTCGGGTTCAATATCTCCCGCGTAAAGTCGGTTGAGAAGGCGCTGTCGCCTGTCGCGCAGAGTGGCCGCGGATGGTGGTCGATCCTCGAAAGCTATCCAGGTGCATGGCAACAGAACGTCGAAGTCCGCTATGACTCCGTTCTGTCCAACCATGCCGACTTCGCCTGCCGGACACTGATCGCTTCCGACATTGCCAAGCTGCCCATCAAGCTGGTGGCGAAGGACCGTGACGGGATCTGGAGCGAGACGAGCAATCCCGCTTATTCGCCCGTCCTGCGCAAGCCGAATGATTTCCAGAACCGAATCCAGTTCATGGAGGCGTGGGTTCTATCGAAGCTCCAGCGTGGCAACACATACGTTCTAAAGCAGCGCGACGGTCGCGGCGTCGTGGCCAAGCTCTACGTCCTCAATCCCGATCTGGTCACGCCACTTGTCTCCGAGAGCGGAGCGGTATTCTACCAGCTGAATGCCGACGCTTTGAGCGGCGTCCAGCAGGCTGTCATCGTTCCTGCGCGCGAGATCATCCACGACCGCTTCAACTGCTTCTTCCATCCCTTGGTCGGGCTCTCTCCGATCTTTGCCGGTGGGCTTGCCGCGATGCAGGGTTTGGCGGTTCAAAACGACAGCACCTTGTTCTTCCAGAACGGCGCGCGGCCGGGCGGCGCGCTTACGGCACCAGGTGCCATCACCGACGAAACCGCGGCGCGCCTCAAGGCATACTGGGACACCAATTTCTCGGGCAAGAACTCCGGCAAAGTCGCTGTCTTGGGCGATGGGCTGAAGTATGAGGCCATGAGGGCTAAAGCGACTGATTCTCAGCTGATTGAACAGCTGAAGTGGTCTGCCGAGGTCATCTGCTCAACCTATCATGTCCCGCCCTACAAGATCGGCGTGGCTCCGGCTCCCGCTCTCAACAACATCCAGAGCTTGAACATCGAATATTATTCGCAGTGCCTGCAGGTGCTGATCGAGGCGATCGAGCTTTGTCTTGATGAAGGCTTGGAGATGAGAGAGGGCATCGGCACCGAACTGGAAACCGATAATCTGCTCCGCATGGACAGCGTGACGCAGATGGAGGTTCTGGAGAGGGCCAAGAGCGTCATGACACTCGACGAGCGCCGGAAGCGGCTCGACCTCAAGGGCGTCACCGGCGGCGCTACGATCTACCTGCAGCAGCAGGATCACTCGATCGAGGCCATCGCTGCACGCGACAAGCTGCTGATCCAACAGGCCAACAATCCCACGCCGGCACCGGCTGCTGACCCCGTCCCGGTCTCTTCGCCCGACGAAGAGGCGAAGCGACAGGAAGCGGACCAGCGCGCGTTTGTCGCCGAGGTGGCGCTATCATTTCAGAAAGGCATCGCGGCATGATTGACGCTAAGGCTTTTGGCCTCGAACTGGCCGCGATCGTCAAGGCGCAACTTGACCCTATGGCGGCTCGGATCGCCGAGCTGGAGAAGCGTCTGGCAGAAGCCGAGGGCCGGCCGGCACCGGTCAGCGTGGCGGGCGCGCTCATCGATAGCACCGGCTCCCTCGTCCTCACCATGTCGGACGGTTCAACGAAGAGCATCGGACCGGTCGTGGGCGAGGATGGAGATCCCGGTACCGATGGTCTCGGCTTCGATGACCTTGACGTCGCATATGACGGCGAAAAGACGATCACCCTGAAATTCACGCAGGGCGAACGCGTCAAGGAATTCGCCTTCACCATGCCGGTAGTGATCGACCGCGGCGTCTATCGTGATGGCAGCGAATACAAGGCTGGTGACGGCGTCACCTGGGGCGGCAGCTTCTGGATTGCTCAGAAGGACACCAGCGCAAAGCCCGACGCCGGCGACGACTGGCGCCTGTCGGTCAAACGCGGCCGCGACGGCAAGAACGGAACCGTTAAGGAGGCGCCGGCAGCGCAGCCAGTGCGCGTCGGCGTTCCAACGCCAAAGGAGGCCTGACGTGGCCCTCGTCACACTGGAGCAAGTGAGCCTCGCCCTGCGCCTCGATCTGGTCGAGAACGACGAGCGCATCCCGGACATCAATTTGAAGATCAAGCAGGCCGAGGCCGCGGTGATCGATTACCTCAAGAAGCCGGATCACGGTTGGACCGAATCAACCGTCCCCGGCCAAGTCTCGGCTGCCATCCTCATCGTCATTCAAAGCCTGCTCGACGAGGCCGACACCGGCGCCATGCTCGTGGGGCTCGGTACCGGCGACCCGAAAAGCCCCGTCGTCGCGCTGCTCTATCGGCTCCGCGATCCCGCACTTGCATGAAGGAGGTCACCATGGCCCGCGTACGCTTCACCGCTGACTATGACTACAAGCCCACCAGACAGTGCACGATCGGCTACAAGGCCGGAATGGAACTGACGGTGAAGCGCGATTGCGCCGAAAAGGCCATCGCCGCCGGCAAGGCGGAGGAGATCGAGCCCGCCGGGAGGGCGACCGGTGGCAGCGAGTAAGCCGACAGCCGGCCGCCTCCAGCACCGTGTCGCGTTCGACGAGCGTGAGACGGTCGACGATGGCGCCGGGAACAAGCGAGGCGTGTTTCAGGAAAAGTTCAAGCGGTGGGCGGAGTTCCGCCATCGCGGAGGCTCGGAAACCGTCATAGCGGCTCGCCTTGAAGGGCAGAACATTCTCGGCGTCTACGTGCGCTCGGACGCACAATCGCGCCAGATTGGCTCAGACTGGCAAATGCGCGACCTCCGAACCGGCACGGTCTACGCCATCAACATCGTTGATGCGGTTTCAGATCGCTACTGGGTTTACATCCAGGTGCGCAGCGGCGTGGCTCCCTGATGAAAGTCAAAAGCAAGATCCTCGGCCGGGAGAAGCTCATGCGGCTGCTGCGCGATGTGGTTCCGGAGGCCGAAAAGGAGTTGGCGAAAGAGCAGCTCGACGCTGCGAAATCGCTCGCCGGCAAGATCCGGAACCGTGCACCAGGCTCGGGCCGGTACCGGGGAAGCATAGAAGGCGACAAGCTGGCGAACCGACCAAAGGAACGCGCGCTCGGGCGAGGCCTCAAAAACGAGACCAAGGACCCGAATGCGACCGGCGTCTTCGCTGACTGGCGCTGGCGGTTCATTGAATTCGGAACCCGGCAGCACGTCATCGAGCCGAAGACCGGAGAGTATTTGGTCATTCGCGGTGCCGACGGCCGTGTGACCTACACGAAGCAGGTGAAACACCCGGGCGCAACGAAGCACCCGCACATCTTCCCGACATACCGCCAGGAGCGGCCAAAAATCCGCCGCAAGATGGCGGCGGCCGTTCGCAAGGCCGTCAAGAAGGTCAAGAGCAAGTAATGGCTTCTCCATCGTACGAGCTTCAGGTCGCGATCGTCTCGCGCCTCAAGGCGACGGCTGCCGTCACGGCGCTGATCGGTCAGCGCGTCTATGACAGCGTGCCGCCGGATGCAGCTTTTCCCTACGTGACCGTAGGTGAAGGTGATGAGACCAGCGATGACGTCGATTGCGTCACCGGGTTCGAGATCGCGCTCGACGTTGACGTTTGGTCACGCGCCGTCGGTTTCCCCGAGGCCAAGCAGATCAGCGATACGGTTCGAAGAGCGTTGCTCGACCCCGAGCTGACGCTGCCGGCCAATGCTCTCGTCTATTTCCGCCACCGCCAGACGCGGTTCATCCGCGATCCTGACGGTTCATCCCATGCCGTGTTGAGCTTCGAAGCCTTCGCGGAACAGCCTAACAGCCAATAGGAGAAACCCATGGCCGAGCCGACTACAATCCGCGGGGGCAAGGTCCGAGTGATGCTCGGCAATGATGCTGTCCCAATCGTTTACACCGCCCCCTGCGGCTTCAACCAGCGCAACGTGACCATCAACAAGGGTCTCGAAGAGGTCAACCTTCCCGATTGCCTAGATCCCGACGCAGTGAACTGGGTCGGCCGCGATGCCGTGTCCCTCTCGATGTCCATCGGTGGCGAGGGCGTGCTGTCCGAGGAGAGCGTCGAGACTGGGCTGGATGCGGCCGAGGACGTCGAATCCGTACCGGTGAAGGTTGAATGGGAGTTCCCCACCAAGACCATCACCTGGACCGGCAAGGCGCACGTCGAGAGCTTCGAAGCCGGCGCTCAAGACGGCCGTCGCGTTACCGGCAACGTGTCCCTGCAGAGCGACGGCAAAATGACCCGTGTGGTCACCCCGGCGGCTCCGTAATGAGCAGAGACGGATCCTGTGAGCTGCCCTTCAATGGGCAGCGAACCATCTTCAAGCTCGCCTGGCGCGAACTGATGAAGATCCAGGAGGCCTGCGATGCCGGGCCTTACGTGGTGCTCGACCGGCTCGTGTCCGGCCGCTGGCGGCTTCAGGATATCTCCGAGGTCATCAAGTGGGGGCTGATCGGCGGCGGCATGCCGCAGGGAGAGGCCCTTAAGCTCGTGGAGAGTGAGGTCGAGGCTCGACCTCCTCTTGAAAACCTCGCGCTCGCTCAGCAGGTCCTTGGTGCCGGTGTCGTTGGCGCTCCGGAGGAAGAAGTCGGAAAAAAATCCGCGGCGGTAAAGCAGAAGACCCGCTCCCGAACGGGAAAATCCGCTTTGCCGCCATTATCGGAAACGGCATAGCGATGAGCCTGTCGCCGCAAGAGGTGATGGGCCTATCGGTGTTCGAGTACCTCGCCGCTCTGGATGCGTTGTGCAACGATCCGGAAGGCAACAAGAAGCTGACCGAAAGCGAGAAGGATGACCTCTGGGAGTGGCTGGAGGCTGGCGTCTAAATCACCGCACCAGTTTCTCAGCTTCAAGCTGCTGTTTGTATGTGATGAAGCCGTGGTCTCTGCACCACTCTCTTAGGCGCTTTGCGTCTCCCAACTGCCATCCGAGTTGATCGCTGATTGAAGCGCGGCAGCTCTCGACCTTCAGCGCTTGGCTGTCGCTGTCCTTCGGTATTGGCGGCGGTGCCTGCTGCTGACTAGAGGCGCCCGATGCGCTCGCCACCAACGCGATCAATGTAATCGTCCTGCACCAGATTTTCATGGAGCCCTCCATTGGCGACAGATAACGAACAGCTCGTGTTGAGCATCAGCGCCGACACCCGTCAAATTCAGCGGCAGTTAAAATCTCTCGTCGGGCAAACGCAAGCGAATACGAAAGCCATAGAAGCGGCATTTGCGTCCATGGGCGGATCGTCCGCCGGCGCATTCGACAAGATCGCCGCCAACAGCAACCGCGCATTCACGACGGCAGAGAACGGGGCAAAGCGTTTCCAGAACGCCATGCGGGCTTCCAGTCAGCACACGTCCAACATGGCTGCGCAGCTGCAAGACATTGGCGTTCAGCTTGCCGGTGGGCAGTCGCCTTTCCTGATCGGGATCCAGCAGCTCTCACAGATGAACCTCGGCGCGATGGGCGTCCGTGGCACCCTCTCAGCGATTGGTGGTGCGGCAGCAACCATCCTCAGCCCGGTAAACCTTGTTGGCCTGGCATTCATCACGCTCGGCGGTGCGGCCATCCAGTATTTCGCCGAAGTCATCTCCGGTTCGGATGACTCTGCCAAGGCGCTTGAGAAACAAGCGCAACTGATCCAGCAGGTGGCGAAGGAGTGGGGGGATGCTGTTCCTGCACTTCGCGAGTACGCGGACGAGCTTGAGAGGGCGGCCAGCGTATCCAGACTCCGAGAGGGTGCTGGCGCTGTGATTGGTGACATCATAGCATCGGCCCGGGAAGACTTACCGCAGCTGCGGGAGGAGATACTTTCCGTCTTCAACCAGCTTGGTGGCGTGAGCCGTGACTCTTCTCTATCGTTCGCGGAGCTCATAGGGAAGATCGGGCAAGCCGACACCGCGCTCAGCGAGCTAAGCGAGGCGTACAAGGCGGGTGGAGATGCATCTGACGAGTTGACCAAGTTCAACGAGGCCCTCGCCGCTGTCCTAAACCATTCCGCCATCCCAGCTACCGGTCAATTACGTGATCTAGTCAGCCTGCTCGCCGCGGAGTACGGGCGAGCAGCGGTCAACGCCGGCGAGCTCGCCGCGCAAGCAGCGCGGGCGGCGTACCCCTCTCGGGGCGCATATGCTGGCGTCGAAAGAAGCGCCGACGGTCCTATCCAGGGTGGCGGGTTTGGCACTCCAGAAGAAGGTCCGGTCCCGGAAAGCCGGCCACGGATCGAACTTGAAGGTCTGCCCGGTGAAAACCGCCGCTCCCCAGGCAGCGGCCGTTCCGCTGCCATTCGCGAGGCCGAGCGGGAGAAGCAGGCTGTCATCGATCTCATTGCGCAGCTCGAGTTCGAACAAGGCTTGATCGGAGCGACGAACGTCGAGCGGGAGAAGGCGAATGCGCTGCGCCGCGCTGGTGCGGCTGCCACGCCTGAGCAGAAGGCTCAGATCGAGAGCCTCGTCGAAACCATGTACGCCGAGCGGGACGCCATCAAGGCGAGCCAAGCGGCAATGGAAGAACTGGCAGACGTCGGTCGCGATGTGCTGCAAGGCCTCGCCTTCGATCTTCTCGACGGTGAGAACAGGGCAGACGCATTCGCCAACGCCATTAGCCGGTTGGCCGATCGGCTGCTGAATTCGGCATTTGACGGCTTGTTTGGTGGCAGTGCTGGAACTCCCCGCTCCGGTGGTCTCCTCGGCGGTGCGATCATCCCCGGCATTCTCCACGACGGAGGTCAGGCCGGCCGGGACGGTTACGGCCATCGCCGTGCCGTTCCCGCGTCCACCTTCCGCGGAGCTCCCCGCTTCCACAATGGCACAATGGGCGTAGGCCTCGGCCCGAGCGAAGTCCCGGCGATCCTGGAGAAGGGCGAGATCGTTTTGCCAAAGGGTGCGAAGGTTGGCAGTGAAGGTGTGAACGTCACATACGCTCCTCAGATCGATGCGAGAGGAGCCGATGCCGCGGCTGTCGCGCGCCTTGAGCAGGTGATGGCGCGCGATCGAGCCGAGTTCGAATCCAAGACGGTAGCCGCAATCCGCAACGCCAGGAGCCGCGGGGTGAAGGGTGTCTGATGGCCATTACATTCCCGCGTGACATCCTTGCGAGCTTCCCCGGATGGTCGCCTCGGTTTGAGCTTCTATTTCGACAGGAGCAATCGCGACAGGCGTCGGGCCGTACGATCGTAAAGGACCTGGGCTCACCGCTCTGGCAAGCCGATTATCAGTCGAGGACGATGCGCCCCAACGAGCTCGACCGGTGGCGGGCCATTCTGGATTCGCTCGACGGAGGCATTCAGCAGTTCCTCGGCTATTCGCTGTCTCGCTGCTATCCGACCTCCTACCCGAATGGAAGCTGGCCGGCCGGCTCGTTTACCGGATCGAACGCGAACCTTCACACGATCGGAGCGAACAACAAATCGGTGCGGGTCTCAGCGCTTGCACCGGGCTTCCGCTTCAAGACCGGCGACATGATCCGGATCGGCAGTCGAGATCTGCACCGCGTGCAGGAAGACGTTACCGCCGACGGGGCCGGCCTGACGCCGATCTTCGAGGTGCGGCCGCATCTCTGGCCTGGCACGGTCACAGGAACGGCCGTTAGCGTCGTTCGCCCGCACTGCTACATGACCGTCGTTCCCGGCAGCATCAATACAGACGCCGACATGGCCACCGGGCGCGGCTCGGTGAGCTTTTCCGCGATCGAATCCCGATAGGTATTCACCATGCCCCGCAATATCTCAGCCGCCAACCAGGCGGCGCTGGAGGCGCGCGTTCTTGTGGCGCGAGACTTCCTCTGGATCGTAGCTCGTAATCGCTCCACGGGCGTGCCTGTGCCGGATGGCATGTGGTCGGACGTGGGCAACGTCTCCGCCTCGGTGATCGATCCGGACACGGGGGCGACGGTCACGCGCAATTGGTTCGGCGCCGGGACGCTGGTCGCGATCGACGACATCCCGCTCGTCTCAAATCTATCGGCGCAGACGGTCAACGTCCGCCTATCGCAGATCCATGATCACGTGCAGCAGCTGGTTAGGGAATACGACTGCCGGCAGGCGCGGGTGGAGATCTACCGCGGCCTCTTCAATCCTGAGACACGGCAGATGGTGGCGCCGGCGGAGTGCCGCTTCGTCGGCTTCGTCGACAAGATCGATATCCGCACGCCCTCGGAGAACGAGGACGGCGCGGTCACTATGACGTGCGCTAGCCATACGCAGGAGATGTTCCGGGCCAACACCGAGACAAGGAGCCACGAGACGCAGATCCTGCGGGCCACGAACGACAACTTCTATCGGGACGCCGCGACTACGACGAGCTGGAAGATCTTCTGGGGATCGAAACAGGGCAGCGTCCCGACGCAGAAGAAGCGCAAGAAGTTTCTCGGCATCTTCTGATGAGCGCTGTCCGCCAAGCCACCGCATCGGATGTGCCACGCATCCTGACGTTGCTGAGGAATTTTCATGCTGCCGGCGGTTTCGACTTCCGGTTCGATGCCGCCCGCTTCGAGCAGTTCGTCAAGGCCGCCATCTTCGGAGATCGGTCTACCTGCTTCGTCATCGGCGATCCAATTGCCGGCGTGCTGGTTGCGAGCCATGCCGAGAGCTTTGTCGGTTTTCGCTATGCCGAGGAACATCTGGTCTGGATCGAGCCAGGGCGACGCGGCGCCGCGTGGTCGGATCTGCTTCGCGCCTTCGAGGCCTGGGCGAAAGCCGCTGAGTGCGCACGGATCAAACTCTCAGCGCAGCACGCGCTGCGCCACCCCGCGATGACACGTCTCTACCGCCGCAGCGGCTACATGCCGTGCGAGACGGTTTTCAGCAAGGAAATCTAGCATGCCGCTGTTTACTGCGATCGGTGCGGCCGTCACTGCGGTCAGCGCCTGGATCGGTTCGCTCGGGACCCTTGGCGCGTTCGCACTGAAGACGGCCGTCGGCGTGGGGCTAAGCCTCGCCGCACAGGCGCTGGCCGGCAAGCCGAAAGAGCAGAACTTTGCTCTGAATGGCGAGCTGCAGGGCGGCGGTGATCTGCCGCGCTCCTTCATTCTCGGAAAGTATGCGACGGCCGGCTCGCTGGTCTGGGCGAACGCATGGGGTAAATCCGGCGACACGCCGAACAGCTGGCTGACGCAGGTGATCGCGCTTTCCGATCTGCCGGTGAAAGGCCTCCTCGAGGTATGGGTCGACGGCGAGAAGGTCACCTATGCACCATCAGGTTCGGATGACATTTTCGGCTACTCGGTTCCTGAATATGTCAAGCGCGGGCCGAACCTCTATATCAAGTTCTACGACGGCACGCAGACGGTTGCCGACGAGGCTCTTGTCACAAGGGCTGCCACGGCTGAGCGTCCTTGGGACGCAACGCGCATCGGCCGCGGCGTTGCCTATGTCGTCGTTCATTCCCGCTGCATCGACAACATGTTCAACGGCTTCCCGTCGTTCCGGTTCGTCGTCGATGGCCTGAAGCTCTACGATCCTTCGAAGGATTCGAGCGTCGGCGGCTCAGGCACGCAGCGTTATGACAATCCGGCGACCTGGGGTGGCGACGGCGACTATCTGCCGGCAGTGCAAGCCTACAACCTGCTTCGCGGCCTGAAATACGATGGCAAGTGGTTCTATGGCCTACAGAACCTCGCAGCCGCGCGGCTACCGGCCGTCGACTGGATAGCCCAGATCAACAAGTGCCGCCAAACCATCATGGGTGCCAGCGGGCTTGAGCCGACCTATCGCTCCGCCGGCGAAATCCAGATCGACGCTCCGATGTCGGCAGCGATCGAGGCGCTACTGTCGGCTTGCCAAGGGCGCATCTCCGAAGTCGGCGGCGTCTACCGCATGCATCTCGGCGCTCCCGACCTGGCGTCGATCGGATTCAATGACGGCGATATCCTGTCCACGGAAGAGCAGGAGTTTACGCCCTTCGTAGGCCTCGCGGACACCATCAATGGGATCTCCGCCACCTATCCGTCGCCGAAGGACAATTGGGCCGTTGTCACCGCCCCGCCTCTCTATCGCTCCGACCTGGAGGCGCTCGACGGCAATAGGCGGCTGATGGCCGATGTGCCGCTCGACTTCGTGCCCTATCCGGAACAGGTCCAGCGCTTGATGAAATCGGCGCTCGAGGAGGCACGCCGCTTCCGTCGGCACACGCTCGTTCTTCCGCCGCGTTTCTGGGCCTATGCGGTTCCCGGTGCCATCTTCGTGTGGAACTCGGAGCGCAACGGCTACATCGATAAGCTGATGCGGATCGATGGCGTTGTTGATCGCGCCAACCTCGATGTGATGATTGACATCACGGAGGTTGATCCGGCGGACTATGACTGGGATAGCGCCACGGACTTTCAGCCTCCCGTCGACGGCGCGGTCGGCCCGATCCGCGTTGCACCGCAGCCGATCGTCGATTGGTTTGCTGAACCTGACGCCGTGAAGGACAACAACGGCGTTTCGCGTCGGCCAGCTATCCGGCTGTCTTGGGATGGATCGGACGAGCGGATCATTGACGTCATCGGCGTCGAATTCGAAGTCCGCAACGCCACCTCACTCGAAATCGTCTACTCGGGCCGCACCGATCAGCCCAACGTTGGTTCGCTGCTGATCTCTCAAGGCTTGGTTGCGAACGTCACCTATGGGGTGCGGGGTCGCTATATTCCGCGTTCCGAACGCGAAACGCTGTGGTCCAATTGGCTGAACGTCACCACGCCCAACGTCCTGATCACGGACGTCTATATCGAAGAACTGGCGCAAGCAGGCCAGGACGTTGTGAACCGCTTCAAGGAACTTCAGCAAGAGCTGGACGAGTTCTTCCGGCCGCGGCTGGTCGAGCTGCTGGATGCTTTCTCGCTCGAAGGTGCCGTCGGTCAAATCGAGCGCCAGCAGATCATTGCCACCATAGGCGACGCGCTGGCGCAGATCATCGAGGAGCGCCGGGTACGCGTTTCGGAGAACGAGGCGACGGCGCAACTGCTGACATACCTGCAGGCGAGTCTCGGCACCACGAACGCCCGACTGATTAATGAGGAGACCGTGCGGGCGAGCGCCGATAGCGCCCTTGCCAGCTCGATTACTTCGCTCGATGCCGAGGTCGACGGCAATCTGGCGCGCATCATCCAGGAGGAGACGGCGCGTGCCAATGGCGACAGCGCGCTCGCGACCAGCATCAATGGCGTGAGCGCCGATTTCAACGGGCGCTTCGCTCAGGGTCTGGTGAAGTTCGAGGCAGTCGCAGCGCCGACCGGTGTCGATGCTCGGTTTTCGGTTCTGCTTCGCGCAGGTACCAGCCAGAGCTTCAAGGTCTCCGGCTTCTTCGTCGAAATCTACACCGAGGGCGGTGTGCAGAAATCGCGCGTGGCGGTGCAGGCCGATCTGTTCGCCGTCACCTCGGGCAACAGCCGCCATTACCCGATGGTCTTCGAGGACGGCGAACTGAAGCTGGCTATCGCCAATATCGGGACGGTCAACGCAGGTCTTCTTCAGTCGCTGAACGGCAAAATGAAGATCGACCTCAACAACGGCACGATCGAAATCTTTAGCTAGAAAGAGGGTTCAATCATGAAACGCAGGTCTTTCCTATTGGCGCTCATCAGTGCGCCTTTTGTCCCGGCAGTCACCAGCGCGGTCGTGCCGACGTCCGAACGGAGTCCGCTAGTCTTCAAGGATGGCGTTATCAGGCTTGCCACCGCCGACATCGGCACGGTCGACGCCGGCCGGCTGCGAGCCCGTAACGGCAAAACGAAGATCGATCTCAACAGCGGCGCGATCGAGATCTTCAGCTGATGACCAGGACAATGATTGGCGTCGACTCGACCGGCGCCGGCTGCATCAAGATCATGAAGAACGACGCCGACAATCCGCGCACGACGCCGGACAGTCAGCGGTCGAAGTTCCTCTATAACTCGAAATACGCTCTGAACGCGTCGATTGCGCATATCGAGCGTATCAATCAAATTAGCTCTGGGGGAAGTGTCCAATACAATTATTACCCGGCAGGGTCGAATGCGTCCAACTATCAGAAGATGGAAGGATCAGGCGGCGGGGAGTCGACATGGCTGTTCCGTAATTCCGCGTTCCCGGAATGCAAATACAACATGCCCCTGTTTGACGTGAAAGCCACACGGGCGAACACCGGGCGTTTCAACCAGCAGCGAATTCAGCGCCGCTATTCAGGGAAGTACTATAACGACCAAGGGGGATATTTCTTTATGGGGAACTGGTATCAGGCCCCTTGGATGAAGAACTTTAGCGGCAGTGTCAGTCAATGGGGGGCGTTCCCATATGGTACTTACGCCAAAATCACCACGTCAACGAATGACGATGCATACAACCGCTTCTTGTCGCGAGATAAGCGGTTGATCGTGTGGAACCTCCCCGGCAATGAAGACCCGTCGCTGGAAGCGCCGTCCTTGGCTCCAAATGGATCGAAGAACATCCTTCTGCGACCCGATAAGATGATAATCGCAAAGCCCGGCTACAACGCGGAGACGGCGAACGAATGGCAAGTTTCGTTCGACAGCCGCCGTGTGCCCGTGAAGGTCATTGCCGCCGCGGACATCGCAATTCCTGCCGGTGAATCCTTCTATGAGACCGGCATCACCTTGCCGGCAAACATCGCCCTTGATGTTCATTTTTACGAGGGATCAACGATCTACTACCCGTTCAATCCGAACATGAGTAACGGCCTGGGTGCGGATTATTGGTTCAGCGGCTCGCGAATTTATTTCAATTCGTCCGATACGATGCGCGCCCGGTTCATGCTCTACCTCGACGCAGGAGACCCGCCGACGAACGGCAGTAACCGCGTGCTAAGGGAATTCACGGAAGGCGGTCAAGACGTTGTGCAGTTCTTGCGCCCCGGTTCAGCCAACCCGCCATCTTGGGCGGATATCATCATCGATACGCGCTGGCCTTGTGTGCAAATCATTGCGGAAGGCTATTTCAGTGTTGCGGTAGGAAGCCCGCTCCAAACGGTCATTAATTTTGACGCTTCGGGCATGTTCCCTATGGTCAAATACATGACCAAACACGGGGCGGGGTCCGAAACTAGCGTTGGTAGTTGGACCGAGTCGATCAAGCTTCCGACCGTTCGTCAACGCGTCTATTCGACCAGCAGCAATTTTGAGTGCGGTGATAGTTCCCATTGCCGGCTCACGCAGACAAGCGCCACGTTTGTCACCAATCGCGGTCAGCCCGGTGATTACTACAACGATGCGGACGATCCAGGCACGTGGCGAACGGAAGGCGCCGATCACGTGCTCGGCATCCGCTACTACATTCTCGGCATTCCAGCTTAGGAACTCCTGACATGACCATACCCTATGTAACGGGCACGGTTTCCGTGACCGCCGGAAGCGCTGTTGTCACCGGCTCCGGGACTGCCTGGGCGACGGCGTTGATCGCCGGCGGCCTCTTCGGCCTCGACAGCAGCAACGGTAACCCGGTCCCGATCCTCTCGGTCGACAGCAACACCCAGCTCACCCTCGCCAAGCCATGGCGGGGCACCACGGCGGCCGGGCAGGGGTACTGGATCGTTCGCGATACGGCCTACCTGCAGCAGCAGACCGTAAACGCCCAGGCACTCTCGACCTACATTCAGCGGCTCGACAATGCTGTGCTCGCGGCTTTGGCGGGGCTAACGCCGGCAGCTGACAAGATCGCCTACTTCAATGGTGCGGCGACTGCTGTCCTGGCCGACATCAAGGCGAAGGGACGTGACATCATTTCGGCAGCGGACATGGTCGGCTTGCTCGGCAAGCTCGGCCCGGTCTTCGGCGGAACGCCACCTAGTCCGACTGGTGCGGGCGTTGGCCTCTCCGATGGCGATTTCAACACGATTATGGTGCCAGGGGTGTATTCGATCGCGGGCACCTGGTCTAACGGCCCGGCAGCTTATGGCGCGTCCAACATATGGACCGCGATCCTGGTTATGCATGGCCGAAACGCCAACAATCTCATGTATCAAACCCTCTATCATTCATCGCGGGGAGTCTGGTGGCGATACTCAACCGATGCCACCGGCGCCACGTGGCAGCCCTGGAACGTCATCCCGCGCGAAGTGGTCGGCCTTGTCGGGCAAGCATCTGGAATTCCGACAGGAGCAATCATCGAGCCCGGCAGCAACGCCAACGGCGAGTACGTGCGTTTTGCGGACGGCACGCAGATCTGTTGGGGAACGGGAACGATTAACGTTTCGACCAACCTCAACAACCACTTTGGCTCTACCTCTGGAGCCTCCGTCACCGGCAACGCGCTGATCAGCTTCCCGGCGACGTTCTCCAATACAAGCTACTCGGTATCAGTCTTCCCAACGTTCCGCGGCTTCACAGTGCTTGGTGCCTACTCCAAGAACGGCGCCAATGCCGCCGTCAGGATGGGCGTGTCAGGCTCGACCGCAAACGATGTTCCCTATGAATGGTCAGCTTTCGGAAGGTGGTTCTGATGATAATTGATCTCTCTCCCCAACGCCGCGATGACCTGCTAACGGTCACCAAGGCAGGCGACGTTTTCACGATCAACGGTGTGCCATTCGACTTCTCGACCTTGCCGGACGGTGCGACGATCCCGGCCGGCGAGGTTCCTTGTGAATGGCTTGTCGGCCCCGTCGAACGCATCGCCGGCGAGCTTCACCTGACGCTCATCCTGCCGCACGGTCCGAGCCCCTCTCAGGCCGTTGCGTTCCCTCCGCCACTCATCGACCCGCCTGACGGGGTAATTGCGTTGCCGGCCGATCTGGAACCGTCGATCCCTGATCCTGCTGAAGAGGAGCCCGCCAATGTGGAAGGTTGATTTGTCGAAGGTCGTCACCGCCGAGCAGAAGACGGCGGAAGCGCGTACAGCGCTCCAGGCGCAATACTCGGCAGCCATCCAGACGCATCTGGATGCTAAGGCGCGCGAGCGGCAATATGACGGCATCCAGACCGCGATCACCTATCGCGGCGATCCGAACCCGCAGTTCGCGGCCGAGGGCGAGGCCCTCTTCGCCTGGCGATCGGCAGTGTGGACCTATTCCACGGCTGAGCTGGTGAAGGTGTTGGCCGGCGAGCGGCTGCAGCCCAGTGTCGAAGAGTTCATGGCCGAACTGCCGGCGTTTCAGTGGCCGCAGTTGTAGCGGCTGGATCTCTCGCCCATTCGGCGACAGCAATCGCTGAACTGAGCAATAAGGCTGGCAGCGCCAGCGCGGCGAGGAACCTGATCACGCTCTTCCGATGAGATCGCTTGCCGTCCCAATCGTAAGACATTGTGTTTGCCTCTTCATGATCCGAAAGACGGCTCCGGCTCAACCATATGGGCACGGTTTCCGTCGCTGGTCGAGTGAATTTCCCGCAATCCAGCCTTGCGGGGCTTAAACCCCAACCCAAAGGAAAAATCAGATGGATAAAACCGTGCCTCCCGGCGCGGCGATATTCGATTGCATCAACCGCGTTCAACACGTAAATGGAAGCGTCTGTGAATTCGAACGCTCAGACGCGGGGCCTCTTCTTTCGTCGAGAGAGAAGGGGCCCTTTCGCGTCTAAGAACAGACCGTATTCTGGCTCTGCACCGCTCGCTCAAGGCTGATCGTCGGCCTCGGTCAATTTCGGTACGGGCTCGATTGGCCTTGCCGCTAGAGCTTTGAGGTCCTCGGCGAGGCCGGCAAGCTGTGCCGCAAAGTCAAGAAGATTCGAAGCGGCGCACTGTGCCGCGATTTCTGAGAGGTCAGTTACCAGCTCGATTGGGCCGGCGCTTTCCGCTTCGCTGTCGTTTATGTCCAAGCCCAAGCCCCCATTTCCATTGATGTGGGATCAATGGCGAGGCCCGTCAAGGGCGCGGGCCGATGACGAGCCTCTCGGCCGCCTCCGAGGGGGAAAGCGACTAATGTCAAGTTAAGCCTGAACACTGCCGGCAGCCATACACCAGTGTGGCTTAGCCCGCCGAACATTCCCCAACGACAATCAGGAGAAACGAATGAGCGCCATCACCGCTCAGCACGTTCGCGCTGCCGCAAAGGGCAAGGTGAACGAGAGCAACCTCGCGTCCGTGCTTGTGGCGCTGGGCAGATGCGGCGACCGCTTCGGCATGGATCGGCCGCACCGGCTCGCCCAGTATTTCGCCCAGCTCATGCATGAGAGCGGCGACTTTCGCTACGATCGCGAGATCTGGGGCCCGACGCCGGCGCAACAGCGCTACGACACGCGCACCGATCTCGGCAACACCCCGGATAAGGATGGTGACGGCTATCTTTACCGCGGCCGCACCGGCATGCAGCTCACCGGCAAGGACAACTATCGCCAGTTCCGCAACTGGTGCCGTGCGGCTGGCCTCGATTGTCCGGACTTCATCAAGGATCCGGATGCGGTCAACACTGACCCGTGGGAAGGCCTGGTGCCTCTGTTCTACTGGGACACCCGGGACCTTAACCGCTGGGCCGACGAGGGCGACGCCGAGACGATTACGAAGAAGATCAACGGCGGCAAGAACGGCTTGGCCGATAGGTTTGATCGACTCGCGCGGATCTCGCTCGTTCTCCTCGGCTACCGTGCCGACAATGTCCTTCAGTTCCAGGCTGACCAGCGCCTGCAGGTCGACGGCGACGTCGGCCCAAAAACGCGCGCTGCCATGCACACCGCGCTTGTGGCGCTCACCCCGGGCGAGGCTGCACGGCCCGAAGTGAAGGCGGCGCCGGTGACCGAGGAGAAGGCGGTACCGGTACCTGTCACACCGCCAAGCCTCGATGCGCCTTGGTGGAAGTCGAAAGAGGTGATCACCCCGTCGGTCATCGGCGGCGGCGCTTCGCTGCTCACTGCGATCGGCGGCATACCTTGGCAGAACCTCTTGTTGATCCTTGTGGCGTTCGGAGGTATCGCCGGCTTCCTCTACTGGCGCAAGAACGCCGATCGGAAGGCCGTGGCGAAACAGGTGGAGGGGATGGCCTGATGTTCTCCCTGGTGGAACTCCCGAAGCTTTTGGCCGCGCTCGCTCTCGGAATGACCGTGGCGGGCCCAGTCGCCTATTTCCAAGGCAAAGCACACCAGCGCCAGGCTATGGCCGTCGAGGCGCTCGAATCCTCCGTAAAAATCCTCCGCGAGAAAGGCGAGATTGATGCGCAAGTTTCCTCTGCTGATGCTGCCGATCTATGCGGCTCTTACGGCCTGCCAATCGACGAAGAGCGCGAGTGTGTGCGACGGCTTCAAGCCGCTGCGGCCGAAGCTCGAGACGACGGTCTACATCCTCCAGAACGACAGACCATTCGCTAACGACGTGGCGGCCCATAACCGGCTGCTGAGCTCGCCCGGCTGCGGCAAGTAAATCATCGACCGGCATTTGCATACGAGGGGCAGGGGAATTGTCTGAAACACAGGAAACCGAAAAGATGGTAGTAACTCCGAAATGGAGGTTCGAATACAACCTCAACACCCTGGTTATCCTATTCGGCTTTGCCGGCGGCCTCATAGCGTGGGGCGCGACCTGGGAAAGAGTGAACGCCAACCAGGATTCACAGGCAAATTCCATCGATCGTCTGGATAAGCGCCTGACTGCGGCGGAGGTCTCCCTTCGGCAGATCGACAATCACGAACTGCGGATCTCGGCGGTGGAAAAGCAGGCGGCCGAAGCGGCGACTTCGATGAAGGCCGTAGAGAACACGCTCAACAGCCTTTCCATCGATACGCGTGTGATGCGGGAGATCCTTCAGAGGATCGAGGCCAGTCAGCGCGACGGCGCCCAGCTGGGGCGCTGATCGGTGTCATCTAGGCCGGCTTATATACTCCAGCCGACAACAAACTCTTCTCTAATGCCCGGCCATTCGTCACTGAGGACAAATTCCACCATGCGCTTGGGCAGACAGGTCCATGCGACCACATCATCAATGTCGTTGAATCCGCGCTTAATTCTGTCTCGAGCCTCCTCCCGAGCGGAGAGCGGGAACAGAATCGCCAGTGCTTGATAAATGGCGAACTTATCCTTTGCCGCCATGATATCGGCCACCCCGAAATCTTCGGTGGAAAGCGGGCCTAGAATTTTATCGAGAAGCGCTTGGACCTCTTCCTCGGTGTTGGTTTGCTCCACGGAGCTGTCGCATACATGGATCAGTTCCTTGCAGCAGACCAGCCTCTGCCACTCAATCGGAAGGCGCGAAGAATACACGATCAGAGTTACGAACTCCGGAGAAGCGTAGACGCCCGGTCTGGTCGTGTATTGGCAAAATACGCCTTGAAGTTCGCCTGGGTCCTGGTTCGCGGGATGGAATATGATTCTATCCTGACACCCAGCCCGGATCAGCTCGTTTGCCATGTCTTCGACTTCTAAAGGCATTTCGTTGTTCGAAGCAACGGCCTGAAGCAAATTCTTAAGATACATACGCGCCACCAGAAAAAAGGCCCGGAATAAATCCGAGCCTTCATGATTCGAATGATTTCAGATAGCTCTTTTAGACAAAAGCTTCAAGTTTGCACTTAGTCATGCCCGTACGCGGCGGCTGATTCACCAGCCCACCTTCGATGGCGCTACGAATACCTTCGGCGGCGGCGTCAGCTAGCCGAGCGGAAGTCAAACTGCGGCTTATGCCCGGCATAAACTTGATATTTACAAGCTCACGCCCCTCTTCAAAAAGAAGGGAGTGGAGCTTGCTCATAGCGCTCTCGGTCATGTCCAACACTCCTTCTGTTTCACGCACGAGTCACTCTCCCTTTTTCCCGCGCTGGGAACAAACGAACGTTTTCTATTAAACGTTCCGATTTCCCGGTTGAATCTCATCGCAAGAATCCCTCACGACGAACGCCACAAACTCCACATAGCTGCCCATTACAAACGTAATCGTCGGACCATGCAGCCTTGATGACTTTGACAATCATATAATGTTGCAATGCGGCCACAACAAGGAAGCGGCGGCGATCTACATGATTAACTACGCGCAGTCAACGCTTTCTAGCGAGAAATCGTGACTGCAGTTTAACGATCAGAAACTTTTTGGAAAGAGGGCGCTGAGAGAATTTTTTGTGACAGAGAGTCGCGGCCGCGCATCATGGCGCCACTTGAGCATCAATCGTCTGCGGCTGCTCGGGCCTTTGACGGGAAGGCTCTCAAGCCTTTTCAGCTCGCGGCACGGTGGAAAAAGAACAAGCGGAGAGTATCGGATTTCCCAAGGGTGAGCGCTTCCGGAGTCCTTTACGGGCGCTTTCTTTTTACTGCATCAAGCATTTGCTCGACCATTTCGGCACCGTGCTTCTCGACCATCGCTTCCAATTGTTCGCGTAGCTCGTACGCCGCTACAAAATCACGCGCTGAATGCGCTTTGATCTGCTGCAAGTCCATCCAGTCCGAAATCTCGCGCAGTTTTCTCTCGTAATCGTTGTCCTCGTCGACCAC